CAACTGCTCGATCGTGTTGTCGATGATGTCGAGCATGCGGCCCGGGTCCGTGCCCTTGGCCGTGATCTCCTCGGCGTCTATCAATCGTCCGTCCCGGTCGATGATGACGATCCCCGTTTTGGTCGACGGGTCGATACCAACATAGCGTCCCATTCGCGTGACCTCCCAAGTTTTATGTCATTGTTTTTTGCTACTTCCGTCCAAAGCTCCGCGAATGCGCCCGGCAGATAATCTGCAATCACTCCGCTCGTTGCTCGGCTTGCCCGCATCTCGCCGACGATCTGGCGGAGCATGTAATCAACTGCATCCAGTTTTGTTCTCAGGTATGGAGTAAAACTCTCCCATACCTCGATGGCCTGTCTGCGATAAAAGTTATCCCTTTGCCCCTGCGTTGGCATTTGACTACCTCACTTTTTTCTCCGGCCGCCCAATGTTCCCCATATTTTTGCAAGGTGTTTTTGGGCTGGGTCTGTGGGCTCCTGTGAGCCGTTTTCAGGCGTTTCAGAATCTTCCGACGGTATTTGTGCCGGTCTATCGTTGGCGGCCTTCTCGCGGGCCGTCAGCTCGTCCAGAAGGGCGTTGAGTTCGGCATACCGCTTTTCACCCCGGATGATCTGCTCCGGTTTAAGCCCGGGTCGTTCGAGTGCTTGAGCGACCTTGACCATTTCGGCTAGCACTTCATCCCTCGTCACCCTCGAGCAACCTCCTTGCGCGTTCGACCGCCATTTCTCGGCGATAACTGGTCGCCTTGTTTTCGACGATCACTGATACTTCCAGAATTCGGTCGTGAATTCGCTTGGCCGCGATCTCCTGTTCAACAGTTGGGCTCTCCGGCATAAACCGTTTCAGAAGCTCGGTCGGCGTAAAGTTGGTTGTAAAGAGCGTTGGCCGCTTATCCCGGTATCGGCCATCGATGATCCGAAAGAGAACTTCCAGCACCCAATCGCTGACCTTCTCGGCCCCGATGTCGTCCAGGATCAGAAGATCGCATTTTAGGACCGCGTGCATGATCTCGGATTCAGATTCGTTCGCACCTTTCCGGAATGTGCTGCGAATGCGTCCGAGAAGTTCCGGAACGCTTTGGAACACCGGGATATAACCGCGGGCTTTGATTTCGTGATAGATCGCGCCGGCCAGATGGCTTTTCCCGTTACCCGGATCGCCCCATATCAGGAGGGACATACCGTTGGCGCCGTCAAACCTAGCCGCGTATCGCTGTGCGATTTCAAACGCTTTTTCGCTTCCCGGGCGCGATTTGAACCGGTCGAAGGTGTAAAGTTGGAATCGTTCGCCGAGAGCCGACAGGTTAAACTTCCGCTCGATCTCGGCCCGTTCTTTCCGCTCGACGGCAGCAGTCACATCCTTTTCCCATGCAGCTACTTCGCAAGGGCATCGTGGTTGAACGGTCTTTTCAACGCCGAGGATGTTGATCTTCTGCTTTGGCACGAGATTCTCGCAGATCGGACAGTAATAGTCGTCAGAGGGAGAGGGAATCATACTCTCCACGGCCTCGCGGAGGGCTTCCCCGAGATGTTGCATGTGCTTCGCCTCCCTTCTTGAGCTTTGCTTGTTCACGTGACGTTATGCCGCGCCTTTGCCAAGCTTCGTGAGTAGACTGCATATATCGAAGGCTTGGGCTGTGTGCTGCCTCGCCTGTTTCAAGAATGAGTTCGATGACGTACCGTTCTCCATATTGCTCGATCAAAGGCACGATAAAAGCCTGGACGTTTGGAGGGATGATGGTTTTCCCAAATGCGAGACAAAAAGCATCTGCCACAGTTGCCGGCTCATCGCGTTTGGTAACGGTATATAAAGTTTCGTTTTGTTTTTGTTTATATTTATCTTTTAAGATGTCCCTCACGTTGCCCCGATCGTTGTCCCTCTTGTGTTCCTCTCGTTGCCCCTCCCGTTGATCCTTTTGTTGTCCGTTCTGTTGTCCCTTTTGAACAATCGGGAATGGAATGATTTGATATTTTCCTGCCATGTTCACCCGTTTCGATTTGGTGTAATGAATCCGTCCGAGATCAATAAGGATTTGGCGGGCTCTGTCGAACTCTTTCCGGCTTAACCCTGCTGTCGCCTGCAGCAAGGCGTTTTGAACCGTAAATTCCTCCGGCCACCCAGCCTTATTGCAAGTAGCCATCAATTCGTACCACAGTGCAATTGCGCTGGCAGGTAAAGGGTTCACGTCTTTCCACCGCTGAAAGGCGACAATCTGTTCAAGGTAATTCACTTCATCACCGCTCTCTGGAGCGTATTTCCTCCCGTTTCCTTAACATCCACTCCCGGCCTTCCCGGGTATAATCCGCCCAATGGTGGCACGTTCGGCTATCGGTGGAGGGGCCGCAGAGGATCACGATATCCTCTGCCTTGACGCCCTCCTGTCCAAATCTCCAACGCCGTTCGACGTGTGCGGCCTCCAAGGTCCAGACTTGCCCTTGATACCGTCCACAGCGCTCACAGCGGCCGCCAGCGCGCTCCCAAGCCGCGGCATATACGGCTTTTGTGACTTGGCCGCGCTGTTTGGCGGTCTTACTGCGGCGCTTATGTTTTGGCTTGGGGACCGGTCGATACGTAAACATTTCCCGCCACCCCCTCAGCGAAATCAATTCGCATTTTGAGCTTGAGCGAGTGAATTTCTTCAGTCAGACTGTCGAGAGCATTTCGCCAGCGTCGACTGTCTTCGTAAGCCTGGGCTTCCTTCTCCCGAAGTTCGACCACAGCGAGTTCTGCATGGGCTTCTTTTGCCCGTGGTGCCGCGATATAAGCTTCAGCATATCTACGCTTGCGTTCGGCGTAGACGCGCTTGTATTCGCCGTCCAGGGCGCTGGATAGTCGGCCAACATATACCATGCACTTGGCAAGTAGTTCGATCTTTTGCATGAGGCCAGCTGGATTGTCCTCGGGGAGGCTATCCGCCTCCCTCCGAAGCCTCATAATCTCGTTCAAGTGGCTTTGGAGGTCCATGCTTCACCTCAAAACGGCAGATCGTCGTCCGATATGTCTAGCGGTTCGCCGTTATCAGCGAATGGGTCGCTAGTCGACCCATTGCGACCTGCGCCGTTGCTATTTGAAACTGTGTTGTCGCGGTTCGCCGGTTCCAAGAATCGAACATTGTCCGCGATTACCTCAGTCACGTATACCCGCCGGCCTTCGTTGTTTTCGTAGTTGCGCACTTGAATGCGCCCTTCCACGGCGGCCAATCTGCCTTTGCGAAGATATTCCGCCGCGGCTTCGGCTGGCTTTCTCCAGACGACAACCGGGATAAAATCGGATTCTTTCTTACCCTCTCCCGAGANTGGCCGGTCTACCGCGAGAGTGAATTGACACACGGCGACGCCGTTTGNGGTATATCGCAGTTCAGGGTCCTTGGTCAGACGACCGATGAGAATGACACGGTTCAGCAATGGTTACGCCCCTTTCTTCNCGGTTTTCTCAAGCAGCTTCTTCGCTAAGCTTTCTTCGATCACAACGAGAGAGTCATATGATACCGTTTCGATGCTGCCGTTCTTTCCTTTCANGAAGGCGTCAAAGCTCGCTCTCGCTTTGGCGTCGTCCTTCTCATCGCTCAGTANCTTCCATTTGTTCAGCACAGCGTTGAGTTTTGAAGCCCGTTCGATTTCCGCTAGGTCGTCGTTCTTCTTCCGTTCCTCATCCTTGCGCTGTTTCTCATCCAATTCGGTGCTGCTGATCTTGTCCGGGTCCTCACCGGTCGGAATGGCGAAAGTTCGTAAGAATAAGTATTTGAAGGCATATGTCATGGCTTTTCCTACGCCCTTATCTTGCGTGTCCACGCCCGTCCCGCTGGAGACAAGGATTTCATACTCACCGGTTTCCGCATCGACAATTTTGTATTTCACATCGACGATGGAAAGCGTACCTTCTCGCTTATGCTCCTGCTCGATCGGGAAGACGACCAGTTTGTTTTTGATGAGTTCCGCCCGAACGACCGATGTAACTTTCTCCTCGGAGATTGCTTTGTAATCCGTTTTTTGGCCGCCTCGCCCTTCGTAGAAAACCCTGTCGTCTTTTTGGAGGTAGTCGATTGCGGACATGACGTTCAAAATCTTTTGATAGAGTTGAACCTTGTCGCTCATACC